CTCCAGGAGATCCAGTAGGCCCAGCGGGTCCAATAGCTCCCGTAGGCCCAACCGCTCCAGTAGACCCCGTAGGTCCGGCAACACCTGCAGGTCCTGTGGGTCCAGCGGGTCCAATAGATCCAGTAGCTCCTGTAGGTCCAGCGGGCCCAGCAGGCCCAATAGCTCCTGTAGCTCCAGAAGGACCAATAGCTCCAGTAGATCCGGTAGGACCAGCTACTCCAGTGGATCCAGTGGGGCCAGAGGGGCCAGTAGCCCCAACGGGTCCGGCAACTCCAGTCGGTCCTATAGCTCCGGTGGGTCCAGTTATACCTTGAATGCCTTGAATACCTTGAGGACCCATGGGTCCAAACTCGCCCTGAATTCCCTGAGGACCCTGAGCACCCATCTCGCCAGTACCATCAGGTCCTTGAGGACCATTAAGTCCCTGAATACCTTGAATTCCCTGCTCACCCTGTGGTCCCTGAACACCTTGAGGACCACCTGCGCCCTCTACTCCAGTAAATGGGGTTCCATCCTTGTTAAACAGAGCGATCATGTCAAGTGTGCCCGTTGGGTCTGGCTCAGGGATAGGCATAACCCGAGCCTGTAAAAGCAATTGACTTCTCATTTATAAATCCTCCTATCCTGTTGAGCCAAGTTGGGCTTTACGTTGCGCGTTGAGTTCTCGATTACGAACAGCTTGTTCACTTCGACTGATCTTCTTTGGCTTAGCCTGTTTAATGTTACAGATCCGAATAAGAGTGAATAATCTATTTAAATGCCACTTTTCGCATTCAAATGGAATCTGAAATACAGTCATCCAATAATAAATAAGCTCTGCTGTAATGACATCTCTAGACTTAGGAGTACCTGGCATTTCATTGAACCAGGTAGCTGTCATCTTAGCTTCAATATAATCGTTAATACTCTGAATATTTTCCGGAGAAAGTTTATGAAAGACTTCTTTGGAAACTGATGTTAAAGTCATAGCTTTTACATAACCTAAAATTTCTTCTGGAGTTTTATTATCTACTCCAAGAAACGGCTTTTCATAAATTGACTCCCATTTTGAAAGGCTGGCCAAAGAATGCTCAAGCTCCAGAACAACGTCGCCTTTTGTTACAAACTCTTGACGTTCATCATTAAACATGTTTATTCCTGGAACTATAATTGTAAGCATTCTCTGGCCTCCTTTCAGCCTTTCGGCCTCTTTACATCGCGCATGGTAGTCCGGTTGTGATTCTCCCGCAAGCTGATTTCGATCCCGGAGAGATAGAGAATCTAATTTCAGTTGCCGTCCGTAACCCTTACCTGGAAGTCACGACCATGCCCGATAATTATACGTTTACGGGCGGCGATATGTCCAATCAGTATCGCCAACGAGATTGTAACCGGGCTGCTCGTTAGCTGTAACCGAAGCAGTCGTACCAGTGGCAATAGCGGGCTGTGCACCAGGTGCCTTGTTAACGCCATTGACCTTCCACTGCACACCAGTAACCGCAGGCAGTGTGATAACACCAGTACTCTCGACAAACGTCGGCTGATTTGCCTGAGTCGACATGGTCACATCAGTCAGACCAGTAGTAACCAGAGCGATAACCTCGCCAGGCTGAGGCATCCTGGCACTATCTGCAACTGTGCCATACAGAATGTTTTCAAGCGCGGTGAGCTGAGCTGAGGTCACCTTAGTTGAGTCAATAATAAGGAGTGCTGTTGGCTTGTATCCTGCAACTAAAACTGGCGTTGTGCTGACATCCCATGAGAACGAAATTGCTTCAGGAGAATCATTAATAGTAGCATAGGCCTTCTCCGAAGGAGCAGCCAGAGCGCCATAGACCAAATGAATCTTGTAACCGTGATCCGTACCGTCTAGATCATTACCGAGACGAGTGCGGAAAGCCAGGCCAAAGGATCGACGACCCTGTTGACCAAGATAAATTCCCGTAGCCGGAGATGCCGTACCGTCACACTGTCCGAATGCCTCAGGATAGGTGAATGCTTCAATTGTGGCGCCGAACTCCTCAGCAGACACCAGGTTGAGATATTTAATGTTATCTGCATACTGCGGACTAGAGTCTGCACCTGAAGGAGACTCTGTAACGGTGGTAAGACCATTCCAGGGATGCCCCTCATTGTAATTACCGGATGAATCCGGCAGGAAAAGGACTCCACGATCGACACCAGTCTCATAGAGACGTTCGCCGACCTGGTCCCAGGTCAATGTGGTCATACTTAATATACTTCCTTTCAGAAGTAGAGGTTGAAGACGTAGTGGTTGAGACTATTTGCTGCAAAAAAACGATTAAATTTGCAGACTGACAAATCTTCCACCATATCGGGCAAATCGCTGTCGGGATTACGGTCGATAACCGTTACCTGATATAACTTGGCGTGTCTATATGGCCGATTACCAGCAAATTCTGTGTGTGAATTATCTCTAGCATAAACAATGCAAGGATATTGTATTTGAATATTGACCGGAGGCTGAAAATATACATACTCCGTAAAAGATTCAAGGAGTGTTTGAAGTTGTAATCTTGAGGCCATTATACACCTCCCCCAAACGTAAGAGTAGGCGAGGAGCTTGGACTTCTACATCTATAACAGTCCAATGAACTCCCGCCCACTCAATATAACGAATGGCGAAGAAATTCTCTTTTGCATAAGCATCGGCCACGATGCTAATAGAATTTCCGAGGGATAAAATAGGATTTACTTTATCACCTTCGCGGAGCAGCCTACTCGTGCGAGTAACATCGCCGTAGTAGGTCCGCTCCACAATGGTTTCCTCGTACACACCAGGCGCGGTTTCAGTAGTTAAACCATACCCGATCTTACCGTGAAACTTCGCCATTAGATATCAGGCGATCAGCGAACTAAGCGCCCGCGGTCCCGCGGAAGGTCCACTCATCCTCGATATTGTTATCGAAGAAGTAGCCCGAGTTGGACACCGCGTAGATCGTGAGATCCTCACCTGCCGGGACCACATATGGCGAGCCCGAAGTGGTAACCGCAGCGTTGGAATCGCTTCGACGATATGTCACACCCTGAGTGTCATTGATTGTGATCGCTGACGTGGCCGGGTTAAACGTCGGCTCTGCCGGAACAGCGCGAACGGCACCTGCCGCAGCCTGGACCAGAACCAATGCAGACCTAATCTTTGTAAGAGCTCCGGACGAGCGAGCCTCAATCAGGTACTTGTACTGGTTGTAATCGATGTCAAAGTCGTCAAAGAACGACACCTCGCCACCGCGATCTGCGCCAACTGTGTAGTCAGACAGATTCACAACGATACCGATCAGATCGGACTCGTCTTCCATCGCCTCAACGGCAACTACCTTGTCGACGGCAATTTCCGAAGCCAGCTCTGTGGCCGTACGGTAATAGCGGCGACCCATATCGTCACGAGCCAGGAGCATCTGGGTCAAAACGGGTAATGTCGTGTAGAACGTGGGCAGACCTGAGCCCTTGTAAAACCGCATATTCGCGAGAATCGAATCCACGAGGTTCGTGCTGCGAAGGTCGCCGTCGACATCGATTGTGATCTTTGCTGCGTACAGATCATCATCGTGTAGAATCGAGCGAATTCCCGCTCCATCCGTGGCACCCTTCGGATCGCGAATCTTGTCCTCATCGTCGATATCGCGACCGTCACCGATAAGGATTGCGCGAGCAATTTCCTCCTCGAGCATGAGTCGCATCTCGCCCTTCAGCCACATAACGACATCGAAATCTGTGATGTCGATAATGTCGTCACGATCTAGGCGCTGCTTCTTGTAAATCGTGCTAGGGGTTGTGACACGCTTAGTCAACCCAAAGAACTCTTCCTTCTTCAGAGTTCCCTTGATGTAACCCTTTGCCCTTGCCTCAGCATGGGTAATGTCGGCCACAATGGACTTGATACGCGAGAACGGTGACTTACGGACCTTGCTAAGGACCTCCATCACCCATTCGGTGCGCCTCTTATCCCAATCCGGAGTGTTGGTGACATTCTGTGCGTCAGGAAAGAGAACGTCAATATTCTCAAGGCCGTGCTTAAAGGCGTAGTCTTCGACTGCCTCCTTGAGCGAACCCCGCTTGACCGCGTCAGCAGCGATGCCCGTCATTGCGTCATGCGACAGAGTGTGTCGGACTTCCTGGTCTGAGCTCTGCTTCTGCTCGAAGACGTTACGTCCCATATCGGTTTGGTCCTTTTCTTGGTGGGTGACGACCGTCTCCTTGTCGGAGGTGTTGGCCGGAATGTCGGTATTGTCATCGGTAGGCGTTTGAACGCTCTCCAATGCAGCGCCGACCATATAGTGGACAACTTCCTGCTGGTCAGAACTCATTGAATCATAAACATCTTGCACCGTCGGCTCATTGTCTACAACTGGTGCGTCTTCAACAACGACTTCGTCTGTAGTAGCGTGCTCTAGTTCGAGACCTGTGTAGATAATTGCCTCATCCACATGAATATCGACTTCGCCATCACTATGTGAAACGGCAATATTATCAATCAGAGCACCCGGATTAGCGCCTGCCAGAACTAGAGAAACTTCACGAATAACACCGTGTGAGACTTGCTTGGCTTTCTCAACCAGAGAATTAGCAAAGATTGACAGAGCAGAAATATCTCCATGCTCTACTAAAATCTTTGCGTTCTGAGCCTGAGCTGTCTCATTGAAGAAACCAAAGGTATAAACTCCATCACTACGGTTCTCCAGAACAGCATGACCTAAAACATTTTCGGGGGATGCGTGACCATGCTGCCAAACCAAAGGCACTCGATGCTCATCCTGGTGTTCAAATGAGCCAGGTAGAATTGTACGGCCATCGGAACACCGGAGACCGAACTTAGTGGCCCAGCCACTGAAGTCGGGTGTCACGGTATTATCCGAGTGCATCAGGCTGTTCTCCGACAAAGAGTTGTCGAAGTCCAGTCGGGAATTTGCTCCCATTTTGACTATCCTTTCGATGTTGGATCTTCGACGCTCTTAGAGCGCAGCTAATTTTTGTTTGGCAACCATTATCTGGCCCTTAACTTTGGTTGCTAAAGATTTGAGAGAAGAAAGTGAGGTTTTTGAACTTGTGCCCTTTTTAGAATCTTTAGAAGTAGACCCACCACTAGTACTAGACTTACTAGCAGCTTGTTTAGCGTTAGAATGTATCTTCTGTTGATTCTTATCACGATACTGCTTATTGTCGCGAGCGTTCTTAGCCTTTTCAGCAGCAGTGGCTGGTTTATTAGCTTCTTTTGCTGCTCTTTCCTTCTTGGCTTTACCTTTTCGATCCTCAGACTTCGCTTTATGTTCTCGTTCTTTGATAAGGGCTTCTAGTTGTTTTAGTTTGCCCTCCATCTTCTGAATTGCTTCGCTAAGATCCTTGCGCTGTTTGGCTCGAGCGCCCTTTTGGATCTGTTTAGTAGGTTTACCTGTATGAGTTCCGGGCTTGAACGTGCTTGCAGAACCTTTATCAAAGATAATCTTTTGTGAGCCTTTCTTTCGACCCTTTAGCTCACGATTCTTTAAATAGTATTCACGAGCTTTAACCGGATCATAAAGATGTACTAATTGTTCACGCTCAAGATCGGTAGGAGGTCTCACTATCCACCCCCTAGAGCAGCATCAAGCTCAGAATTCGTAGCATTCAGATCTGTGAGAAGACCATCTACTGCAGGATCTGGAACATCTGCATTAGCAAGAGGATCACTAACTGGCGCAGTCGGAATAGGAACTCCAGTATCACTTTGAGGCATATTGGAGTTGATCAATGCATCCGCTTTGGGCTCAGGACGTGGCTTCATACCAATAGCTTGACGAATCTCATTAGACGATGTAATCTCATTACGAGAAAACTTATCTGCAATATCAGCAATTCCGCCGACGCCACCAATAGGAACAAACTTAAATGGATCACGAAAATACATGATCGACTGTCCTTGCGAGCGTGCGGTCTTCGTAAGAAAGGTACGTCGCATTGCTTCAACAATAGCATCTAGAATTGGTTCGATCGTTCGAGAATTATAATTCAACATCGTTTTCTCATCACCACCGCCATTCATAACATCTTCAGTCAAACCAAGCTGAGAATATAACATCTTGGTGAGGTATTCGATCTGAGCCATAAGATTATTCTCTACTGGACGATTCAGCTGAGTAATCTTCTCAGTTCCGTCTGTATAAGCAATACCATACTGGCTACCCTTAAGCTGAAACTCAATATCCTTACGTCGTTGCTCTGCTTGTTGACGACGAGCATCAGACTTGATTACATAGGGTAACTGAATGATAATATCCAGTTTTCCCGAAGCTGACTGTTCATCCACAGCATCAAGTAGATTCAATTTTCGAATCAAACGCTGAAGTGTTGAATTTGGTTCATTCATTACTGCATAAAGCGGATTCTCAACAAGAGCCACAGTTGTTTTTGGGAGTGTGACATCTTCACGGGTACCTCGCGCGTCATTATAAAGAGAGACAGTTACATGCTTAGGATACCAAGAGACAATTCGACCAACACGTAAAGTCTTAATATCGTATCCACCAGATTCAAGAGGACTGATACTTGTATCTACTGGAACAATAGCAGCAACACCATCATCCAAAATTGTCGCAGCAATATCTTGTCGAAACTGTCTAGCCGCCTGATCAATATTAGCTTCAATTGTCAAACAATTATTTAGACCACTATCTACATCTTCTAAATATCGCTTTTGATCATCTGTTCGAACATGTACCATATTGACTGCTGAGACATCAATACCAATTCTGGTATAAATCGAGGAGATGATAGATCGCTCATTTGAAAACCGAACAGGATATCGATCCGGGCGACGACCAAACGACGAAGCATAATCGCCAGCATATGGGCGTTCTGAATCATTACGATCTGTAAACGCATTCCATGCGTGTTTAAGCCTGGACCCAATCGTAGCCATAAATCACCTCCTTATTCAAATGCTTCTTTATTAGCCTTGTACGCGATGTATGCATCCATCAATGCCGCTACATTATCAATCTTATCTTCTTGTCGCTTCTTTAGTAGCTTACGATTACCGTTGGTATCTTCCAACGTAATTGCATTACCCATAGCAAATGACATTAGAGACTGATCAAATATGAGATTACGATCTTCTGAAAGTTTCTTCAATTCACCAAGAGGAACTGACTCAGTCTTTGCTCCCTGAATTACTTTCTCAATACCAAAAGCTCCGTTCTCAATTTCCCATCGAGCTACAAATTCTTTAGCATTATATGGATCATAACCAAGGCAACGAACATCATACTCAGAAGCAATGATAAAGGCATCGAGATCATCATAAACCTCCATCATGTCTAGTACCGTACCATTCATAACATGAAGAGCACCTTCAGTAATAAACTCTTCATACTTATGTCGCATTGCTGCGTGTAGCAGCATCAACGTACGTTCTGTAATATAGCTTCGGGTCTTGACTCCATAGAGATCTCCACCCAATGGAAAGAGAAAAGTGAAGGCACAGAAGTCGTCCCCTTGTGAAAGATCGGCTCCAAGGGCGCAAGGCATTTGCCAAAAGTCACGAAGACGATGTGTTAGCGTCTCTTCATAAGTAAAGAAGTAAGTGTATCCCTCCATAGGAATACCAAACCGCTTGGCTAAAATGTCGTTACGTGCAGCAGGAGCTTTCTCAGCTCGTTCGACATCCAACTGATATGTTTCATATGTAACAGTCTGTCCAAGATTGGGTTGAGCCTTCAACCACATAGCGGGATCGCCAACTTCTTCAAGCTCGTCCAGTTTGTAATGCCAAATAGAAACATGAGGAGCTTGATACTCGCCCTTGAGTATGTCAGCTAACTCCATTTTGATTGTATCACCGGAACCGTTACGGACGGTGCCTTCTGATGAGATTGCGACAATGAGATAGTCATCAAGTTTTGAGGCACCTTGCTCTACAGCACCGATAACATCTTCACGTAGATCACCAGATAGCCATTCATCAATAGTTGCAATCTTAGTACGAAGACCTTGTAACTTATTGATAGTCATAGGCCGAATCTCAAGAATAGATCCGGTTAAAAAGTTCTCTATGCCCTTCTTAGTTGCTGCAAGTTTTTGCCGAAGCATCCGACTAGCGGTAGTATTCTGTAATGAACCCTCCGTAAGAAACTGAAACAAAGGCCCGCGCGTGCGCGTAATAGCCGTACGAAACGGAGACATGACTTCTTCTGCTTGCTTCATCGTTGGAGCAGTAGTGATCTGATGTGTCGTAGAAGTATCAACAGTAAGAAAGTAAGCATGGATCAAAGCAGCATACATTGACTTAGCTGCTCCTCGAGCAACAATCAAATACTGCTTCTTCACCAATCGAATCTTAAGAGTTCTCTTTTCGTAATGGCCACCATGATTACCATCAGAAGGAACATAAACTGATCTCTCTACATAGTAATACCATCCAAACAATTGTTCAGACCAAAGCTTAAATGTGAACAGAAGATGAAGATCATTGCCATCTGTTAAAGTCATTTCGCCTTCACAAAAACGAATGAAACCTTCAACCGCCTGATCATCGTAATAGAGATTAGGATTAGATATAAGTGCATCAATACGATTCATCTCTAAAGAGATTTCTCGATTGACTGGGATTTCTCCACGTACTACTGCATCGCGGAATTGTCCATAGTACGTTGGTACTGCCGTATTGGACAATGCCACAATGATCTCCTCTCTATTAACCTAATGCTAACTTCTTTCTTACCTGCTTATTGACAAATTGATTTGCGCCTTGGTTACCTTGATTACTAAGAAGCTTAGAAACAAACTTCTTACCCTTGGGCTGCACAGCAAGCTTAACTCGATTCTCAAGTTCTACACGACTAACTACATCTTGTAATTCCTTGTTCGAGAGTGCAGAAGGACCACTTTTATGCAGCTTAATTCTAGCTTCTGCTACTTTTATAGCATCTGCATGCGCTGGATGGTTTTGACCACCCTGAGTTTCAATCTTAGTTTTACGCTTATCACCGGGTGGCACTTTAGATACAGCATATGGAGCAACGGCAACCGGCATTGCACGTTTGTTACGCTGACCCCACTTCATCCCCTTGGTTCCGAAGTGCTCAAGAATATACTGTTCACCAAGTGTTGCTGATTGAGCTAAATTGTTTTGAACTATTTCTGGCTTGAGATCGATAATAAAACCATCGGCATCCATAATCAGCTCAACACTAGTTACACCCGTAAATGAATCTCCACCATGTGCAATAGCTCGAGTACTAACATCCCAAAAACGCTTACTAGTTGGAAGGTTTCCTCCTTGAGCCGGAAGATCAATACCGCGTTCACGAATTGTATACTGACGAGTCTTTGATGCATTCGTCATTGAGTTAGCAGTAGATTCTAGCTGTTTAATATATGCTTGCTTTGTTTCACTTCTATACTGTTTAACAATAGGATCTTTTGGATTACGTAATCTAGTCTTTAATTTCTTAGCTGATTGATACTCCGGCTTAGAATTAATTCGAGATAAATCTTTCTCTCGAAAAGTTTTATTTGCAGTACTAACAATATGCTCACGAGCAGCTTGTTTTTCACCAGCATGACTTTCGAAATTAGCGTCCTGAATACCTATTGACACCCTTTTTATTGCGTTTCGAACCCCCCACTTCATTCCCTTTTTACCGAAGTGTAAAAGCTCTTCAACAGCAACTTGTCCAATCTCACCATATGCCACGGCCATTTCCTCCTCTTGATCAGGCCACTTGAGTCGAAATTCAGGTCCTTCGTAGTTCCCAGTCCAAATAGCAATACGATCGAATCTAACACAACTAATCGTTCGATTATCAGGAATTGGATTGGCGGGAGTTATGGGATAACCAAGCGTGAGATGTGGCAACCACTCAGGATACTGTCCTGTCACAGAGTCATAGGCTTTGCGAATATTCGGCTCCTGAAGAAGCTGACCTCGCAGGCTCTTAATCCATTTGGAATCCCAACCATTGTTAAAGAACAGTACATCTGCGGCATCGGGACCTAGTGTACCTCGATAATCTACATCCAGATAGAACGGACCATGCTCTGAAATACTCAAAGCGTGTTCAACAAATAATGCCATCTGATCTACATTGTTGGCTACTGAGACTTCACCCAGAAACAATAAAGTAAGATGTGGAACCTTCTCACTAGAAACCTTGTTTACCAGTTCGTCTTCGGCCGGGATGGCTACAATGACAAGATTACTACTCATTTTGACCTCCTGGTTAAAGTATTATCCCTGGGTGATCGCGACCGTAACACTAAGCGATACTGCCGTGGTCTTATTAAAAGGACCTATAGGAGCCAATCGGTTAACCTGTGTACCGGCTGCGGCGTTAGCGAGTGCTGCCTCTTGAATATTGATGTTGGCCTCAGCCGTGGTAAAGGAAGTGATACTTGTCACCGTCTGAGCAGAACGTGTAGGTGCTGCATCAAAGACCTTCCAAACGCCACCGGTCAAGCTGACATCCGCTGCTGCCGCTGCTGTAGCACTAGTACCAACGCCAGTATGCGTTAGCCCATTCATCACTGCCAGTGCATTATACAACCGGTCCATCGACAGGTTCTTACCCGCCGTGACAATGAGATTATCACGTACTGACTCGTATACAACAGGATTGACAATAATCTCGCCCGTACCGTTACAACGTACACAAACCAAGTCCTTAGGCCAATCAGGACATGAACAGTCGCACGCAACCTTCTCTACATCGCCCTCATACGCAGTCAGCTTGACGACGCCACGCATGGCCGATAGCTTCTCACGCAGGCGCATCTTGGGTCACCGCCCCTACGTTATCTTCATGCATCACATCCGCTTCAACGTCGATTTGCACTTCCACCAGAGCTGCTGCCAGCGCGGTCGAAGCGTTGTCGAAAGCCTCTGCTACCTCGGTGTCAGTCTTCGTACTATCGGCTAGCAGCGCTGAGGTAGCATTCAATTTCTCTGCCACCTTCAATCGTTTCTCAATATGCATTATTTGCCTCTTTTCATAGCACTGCTACCTTACTAATAGCTACAGCATCCACAGTCATGCTACCACCTGTAGCCGGAGTCGTAGAAGCATGAAGAAAACGCACGGTCATACCGGCAATCTGAGCCTGCGTAAGCGCGCTAATATCTATGTCTTCAGAAGTCGTTAGGAAGTTGCGCGCTACAGCGTCTGTATGCAATACCACTTCAGCCAATCCCTGTGGTGTATAAGCAACCGTACAAGTATCGGTAACTGCAGTCGGTAGGGTCTGATAGTAAAGGCGCAGCAAATTAGGTGTTCCGCCAGTTGGCGGCGAGAACGTAGTCAACGTCAATTGCGACGTACCATTAGCCACCCCTCCGGCCTTAACAGTAGCCACCGTAGTATTAACGGATCCTTGCGCGTTTGTCGGGTTAGTAGGTGCCGTACCGGACGTAGTGTTTCCACCAGCCCAAGCATCTACGATCGAAGATCTCGACTCTGTAATGGCTGCCTTACTATCCGATAGTCCACTACCACTCGTACCAATAGTAGTCGCCTCCGTTTTCCCAGCTTGCGTCTCAGCGTAGCTAGATGCTACAGATTGTGTAGATATGTCTGTTACAGCCGCTTGAGTTTCCGCGTAAGAAGCGGCTACGGACTGTGTTGAGACATCCGTTTTCCCTGCCAGAGTATCAGGATATAATGTTCCCAGACCAATAGTCTCTGACTGTCCAGGTATAGTATCGGAATAGCTAGAAGACACGTTTTGTATAGAAGTGTCAGACTTCGCCGCTAGTGTCTCTACAAGGTTAACGGCGGCGCTCAAACCCAAAGTATCGGTGAGGCCGCCAACTGAAGCCGATCCACCAGGTAAATAAATTTGTTTCTTAGTTTGAACCAGAGGACTCATACAGCTTCTACCAACCACAGAGTGGGTGGATCAACTGATTTATTCACCCACACAACTGAACCAGGCTGAGTAAGAATTGGTTCTGTTGTAGATATAACCAACTTATCTCGAGTATTTAGAGTTTTAACATCCGTCCCAATAGCTGTAATTAACTCACTAAGACGGACCTGTAAACTCATGCCTTAGCAGTGGCGTAAAGGGCAGCTAAATCAGTATCATAATTACCAAGTTCAGCTTGTGAATATACCGATAAATTAGTACGTGCAGTACTTGCGCTAGCTAAATCTGAAAGATTAGCTGATGCCAGCAAACGAAGGTTAAGTGCCGTCTGCTGAGCAGTGGAAACGGGCTTGTTTACATCTGAGGTATTATCAACATTACCAAGACCAACATCATTCTTTGTTAAAACGACTGTCCCAACCTGCCCCGCTACGGAACTAACGTCACCCGCTGCAGTAATCTGCTTCCAATCAACCAAAGTCGAAGGAGAATCACTTGATAAAATATAAGTACGACCCGTATCAGTCCTGATAGCCACATCGCCACGCTGAGCGGTCAACGCTAACATAGCAACCTGCGAGGCCACTACAAATGTATCGTTAATAGCTAGAGCGGGAAGAACCGATGTCGGAAGTGTTCCTGTCGTAATATCAGAAGCCGAGCCCGAGGTAGCAATAGGAGCCAAAGCAAGTGAAGTCTTAGCCGAACTAGCATCTGCTGATGCTAATAGGGTTCGACCCATAGCTCCAGAGGTTACCCCAGCAAGAGTAGTGAGATTAGCAGATAGTGGTTGGGCATATACAGTAATTCGAGTTTGAAATTTTAAGGGAGTAACAATTCGAAGATCGTCAGTTCCGGCATTGGTTTCTGCCTGGGTTGCTAATTCGGCAACGCCCTTGACTGTTTCACTTGCGTCAGGGGGAGAAGCAGAAGTTGGTTTAGCATTAACTTCATTAACAGCTGATACTAGATCGGTCTTAACTGTAGTTGTCAATCCAGTTAGATTACCTGAAGAAGAACCTGTAATCCATATACGCGCTTGCTTGATATCAGTGCCGACCGCTGTGATCAGATCACTAATTCGTGTTTGGAGTGACAAGATCACACCTTCGCATTCTGATAGAGGAGATATAGAGAGGGTCCATCATCATAGACTGGATGTGGAGTTACATCATTAATATGTACATTAAGTTCTTCTAAAGAAGATGAAGGCCCGGGTAGACCAGGCTCTCCTTGTGGACCTTCTGGCCCACTGGGTCCTTGTGTACCCAACGTTCCCATATATAGTAACGCATTCCAAGGGGTTATTCCATCTCCAATCTTGAACTTATTGGTATCTCTTTCAAAACCCGGTTCACCCGAATGAAGAATTGGATTCTCAGATTCCCAAAAAGCTACTGTTCCTCGGCGTATCTGAATACGTGCATTCCCCATCAGACTTCACCAGAGGGATCTCCACCATCAACCAGAATAAAGCCAGGATCTGGATCGACCCAATTATTTGCCTCGTGTCGAACGCTAATTCGCCATACAGCCTCTTCAATCTGCTTAGCATAAGCATCTAATAGAAAAGACGTCGCGGGTGGATCAAAGAGAATCCTAGTTTGCAAAAATACAAAAGTCTTTACTTTGCTCAACATAATAAGATCGTCAGATAGAAAATCCAACCACTCAATTGTATTGTCCTCAATAACAAATCCATCTTCAGGACCTGCTCCTAGATCAGTGAGGGTGGAGAATGCTGAGTTAATATGAGTTAGGATGTCGAGATCAAAAGACGTATCATCTGGATCAATTTGCAGAACTTTCTTAGTACTCTTTAAAATACTCTGTTCCATTCTCCACCCTCCTTTCTGATTAAGTAAAAATTACTCTTGATTAGACTCGGGCGACTGATACGTCTTTTCAGAATATGGTTCAGCTGGTGTATCAACCGGCTGATCTGTCTGAAGTCCCGATGGGGGCTGATCCTCTGTAGGAACTTGTGAATTATGCTCACGATGATCACGAGCCTGATCTGCAAGCTCATTACGTCGCTGTATTTCTTGATCCTCTGGTGAAACTCGATTTTCATTCTCAGTCATAAAAATTTTCTCCTTTGAAATTTCTGCCTTATACAGGTTTAGATTCGTAGAATATTGAACAATAGATTCGACTCTTTGGTCGACCACATTTAAATCTTACTGCGATAAAATTTAGCCAAATGCATCATAGCTTCCATATCATACTTACCTGGATCTGAATGTCCGCCACCAATAGAACCAAGATCCGAATGACGAACAACGCCCGCGCGCATAACACGGTCGCCACTGATAACGCCTTTATTAATCGGAATATTATACATCTTTGACCATCGAGCAACCCATCGAGCAGTCTCTCGATAAAGATCGCGAGTAAGTTCCGTACCGTTTGCTGGGAGAATCTGTTCAATCCCTAGCGACATTCTATTATATCCAGCACAATGCCACGCCTTATCCCGATCAAATACGTACCGAGCGCTATGGCCTTCGTTGTCTGTGCATACGTGTGAACTTGCTTTTGAACTTGGATTCTGAAACCAGGACCCAATTGCTTTTAGATCATTAAGTCCGGATTGATTGTGACTAACGGTTGCGTGAATAACAATCAATGTGGGATGAGCGCCATTACGACTTGAAAAATATGGCGACTTCATTGTCACATTAACGTGTGGGGTATAACGATTAGCCACAAGGCCCACCTAATCCTTTATCATCATTGAGGTCTGGCTCAAATGATTCAATTGGAAGATTTTTTGGTTCACTTAATAAATCGTCTGATTGAAATTCACTCTCTACTTCAACCGGATTTAATACGATCTCTGGAACATCTTCATCACCTTCAACAAGAGGAATATCTTCTACCTCTTCGTTCATTATTTCTCCTTTACCATAATTTAGTATCTCCGGATTGTCGCTCTACTGGAGGCTTGATCAAAAGTGAACTATCACCATAGTGAATTGCGTTATGGGTTCTATGGGTTGTCGTGATCAGAAACTCTGGATCAAGTACCCATAGTTCTCCGTGTTCCAAATCTTCAGATAAAATTGGATTCATGTGATGAACTAAAAGTTTTGCTGCTATCTCATAACCAGGAATACCAAGATCACAGCCATTGTCTCGTACTACAACATACTCACGAACTTGTTTCCACTCTCTTGATCGATAGAATTCCTGATTGATCCATCGATCAAAACCAAAAGTAGCCTTGCCTACTTCTCCACGAAGTGAAAGATAGTCATAGCGTTCTTCGAATGTTGAAAGGCGTCGAAGTTCGGAATATGTTCGAGTTCTCGTAAGTCATCCCTTTCGTTCTTTAGGAAGAGACAGTAAATCCATAGTCGTAATCATCAACGCAGATCGTACACCATCAAAATTCTCATTTGCTAATGTCTGCTGCTGAATCTGGAAGTCAATTGGTAATCTTGTCATATATCTACCTAGCATTGTCCATGCCAAATTCCACGACATAAGCTTAATACCATCATGAGAGGATGTAAATGGATTGTTGAAATAATCCATATACTCATCATCGGGTAGAATCAATCGAACATCTACATCCTTCCAACCACGCTTTTGCGTTAATGATGAACCAACCTGATAAGGAATATGGCCAAAGCCTTGACGAACCTCGACACCAAAAAGATTAAGTAAATAGGAGTCCGGTTGTCCTACACCCATTAACAACCCCTCCCTATACCGCGTTCGAGAAATCCGAGTCAACCAATTCACAACTCATCTAGATGCTTTCCCGTTCGCCAAATATCAGCCGACATAAAACGTAAACCTGCTGCTTCAGCACAAGCCTCGTCTTCAGGCCGATCTCCTACAAGCAATCCGAGATATGGTGGGTACACTTCACCAGTCTCTAGGCCAAGACCTAATGCTCCCTCAATCACCAAACCAGCTTTTGGCTTACGACACCAGCACATACCCATCTCTGGATCTTTTGCATCGGGATGATGAGAACACCAGAGAAGCTTATCAAATGCGCCATGTGTTTGTTTCTGAGTTTCGAGCATAGCCATGAGACAAGTTTGTTGATCCATGTATCCAAGAGCAATGCCGCCCTGATTACTGACACCAATAATGCGCCAACCAAGTATCTTATAGCGCCAGAGTAAATCAGGAACTTCGTCAAATACTTTTACATCTTCGGCAGTATTAACAAATCGTCCAAGCTCGTCTTTGCCCCATCGAATTGTTCCATCGATATCGCAGTAAAGAACTGACACCATTCGTTGTTCAACGATTACGTTTGTTGACATTATCTCTCCTCACTTGATCTAGATTTGATTCTTAAAAGAGAATGATGAGTAAAACAATAATGATAAAAAGTCCAAAAAGACTGATGTACATTCTATCACCTTCCTTTCTAGATCAATCATCGCCTGGTTCTAATTCTTCAATCACTGAATCATGACCCGAATACCCACGCATAGCTTCAAGTGCATTGATGTACAACTCTTCTACACGCTTCTGTCCTTCAAGTTGTTGCTTCTTAACTTCCATCAACTCAATCTCATGATGCATGCGCTCTTGCTCGAGACGTTCCCGCATAGAACCTGCTTTGAGAAAGTGTGTGATGACTTGTGATGAAGCGGTACCTGACACGATCTGTTCTTCTGCTAAATCGTAAGCAGCTGCTGACAACTCAAGCTCTCTAGACTCAGGAGTTGTTGCTGGTTTACGTCCTCGTCGTCGAGATTCAGAGGTTCTTTGTTTACCCATACAACAGCCTCCTTTCTGTATCAGTTAGTATGAGTTCTGTCTATGTTACTTTCCTTTTGTAAACACTTTTGCCCCAGTTTTACAGGTGCGGTTTCAAAAGGTCGCTACCAAAATATGCCCCCGGGGCTTTTTTTGGA